ACGCGTTCGGAAGCGAGATAGCATAATATGGCAATTACCACTAATGGTGGCGCTGGAGTCACCGCAGATGCAGTAGCAACCCTTAGCAATAAGACCCTTGAAGCACCAGTAATCAATAACGCAACATTTACGGGCGCTCAGGCTGGTCTTGAGATTAAGTTTGGTAACAACATTGTTCTTGAAGGAACAACTGATAATGCTTTTGAGATGACTCTCTCAGGCGGAGACCCAACGGCTGACCGCACAGTTACTCTTCCTGATGTTACAGGAACAGTTGTAACGACAGGCAACTTAACGGCTATCACAACAGTTACAAGCGCAACTCTTACTAGCCCAACAATTACTGGAGCAGTTTTTAACGATGGCTCAGTAGTTTTTGAAGGTGCTACGGCAGATGCTTTTGAAACAACTTTAGCAATTACTGACCCAACTGCTGATAGAACAATTACATTTCAGGATGCAACAGGAACAGTTGTTTTAAGAGATTCAACAGATACTCTTACAAATAAGACTTTAACAAGTCCAATAATTTCATCAATTTCAAATACTGGAACCTTGACTCTTCCAACTTCTACTGGAACCGTTGCACTAACTTCAGATATTACTGTTACCGCTTCCTCTTCAAATACATTTACAAATAAGTCAATTAGCCTTGCAACAAATACAGTTACAGCCACGCTTGCTGAATTAAATACGGCTATCTCTGACGCTGATGTTGTGTCGTTGGCTGGTTCAGAAACTCTTACAAATAAAACTCTTACAAGCCCAGTTTTGAATACACCAATTCTTAAGTCTCCTGAAGAGCGCTTGACCGTATCTGCAACTGCGGCGACAGGAACAGTAAACTACGATGCTCTTACACAGGGCGTTCTTTACTACACTTCAAACGCAACTGCTAACTGGACACTCAATGTTCGTGGAGATGGTTCAAACACTCTCAACTCCGTACTAGCAACAGGTGATTCAATCACTATTGTTTTCTTGGTTACTCAGGGTTCAACTGCTTACTACTCAAATGCTTTCACTATTGACGGTAACTCAGTAACTCCTAAGTACATAACAGGCACAGCCTTTAGTGCAGGAAACGCATCCTCGATTGATTCGTATGTCTACACCATTATCAAGACAGGAAGCGCTACCTTCACGGTACTAGCCTCACAAACTAAGTTCGCGTAAGGGAGACGGCTCATGCCAATTATTGCTGGTCGCGCTTCTGCGGCGTATGGTGCTGGATTTGCAAAAGTAATAAGTGCAGGTAGCACAACTTTTAATAGTGACTATGAAGCATTGGCTTCAATCACATTGGCATCTACCGCTTCTGAAGTATCATTTTCAGGAATTCCACAGCATTATTACGAGTTACAAATTATGTTTACTGGTTACTCTAATAACGCAGATGGAGTTGGTTTAGGAAATGTTCGCGTTAGTGGATTTTTTAACGATGATACAACCGCAACAAATTACTATAATCAATTTGTGGCAGGAAATGGCGAGTCCGCTTCATCAGGAACAGAAAATGCCGCTAAATATATGGGCAATGTTGTTAGAACTTCGCAAACCGCACCAGGCACAAATGTTGTTAGCATAATGGATTATTCACTTTCTAATAAATTAAAAAATGTGCTTACACTTACGGGGTTCAATAATAATGATACTAATATCAGTAATCAAGGCGTCAGAATAGTTACAGGTACATGGAACAATACTGACCCAATTACAAAAATAACTTTGGTACCTGAACTTGGTTCTTTTAAGCAAAATTCTATTTTCACTTTGTTTGGAGTCAAATAATGGCTAAAAGCACTTATGTCGCCTTAGATAAAAAAACTGTTGGCTCTGCTGTTTCAAGTGTAGAATTCACAACTATTAGCAATTCATACACTCATTTAGTTGTACAAATAGACGGTACTTATACTACTGCTGATGCCGTTTTTGGTATTCAATTTAATGGAGATACCACAGCGGCTTACTCAGATACAGATTTTTATGCAAACGGTTCCACAGCAGGTTCTTATGAAGGCGTAAATACTACAAACATTCAAGCAGGTTGGTATCCATATCCTAGTAGCGCAAGCGACTTAGGGGCATCTAAAATTTATATTCTTAATTATGCAAACACATCTATATTAAAGACTACACTTGAAAAATCAGGAATGGCAAGCGGACAAGGCGTTTATATGCGTACTGGTCGTTGGAATAATACCAATGCTATTTCTTCTATTAAATTTACAATGAGTGCTGGTAATTTTGCCGTAGGAACTGTATTTTCTTTATATGGAATTCTCGCGGAAGGAATAAGTCCTGCGCCAAAAGCAACAGGTGGCGCTATTTTTGCAGATGATACTTATTACTATCATGTATTTGGAAGTTCAGGCGCTTTTGTTCCTAGCCAATCATTGACTGCTAGTATCTTAAATGTTGGCGGTGGAGGCTCAGGTGGACTTCAATACGCTGGCGGTGGCGGTGCTGGCGGAATTTCTTATTCTGCTACTGCCTCATTAAATAGCGGAACTACTTATACCTGCACAGTAGGCGCTGGCGCGCCAACTGCCGTAGATTCGGGAACCCGAGACGGTTCAAATGGAAGCAATTCATCTTTTAGTGGAAGTGGATTCTCAACACTTACTGCAACAGGCGGTGGTTTAGGTGGCGGAGATAACGGAAATGTGCCTCGCAACGGTGGCGGTGGCGGTTGCGGTGGCGGTGGTTCTGCAACATCCGCTGGTATGGGTTCGGGTGGTGCTGGCTCACAAGGATTTAATGGCGCGGCTGGTGTAAATAATAGTGGAAATTTTGCTGGCGGTGGCGGTGGCGGAATGGGAGAGGCTGGTAACACCGATGGACTTTCCAATGGCGGTGACGGAACTTCTACATATTCATCTTGGGTAATTGTAACTGGCGCTGGTGAAATTGTTAATAATGTGGGTTATCTTGCTGGCGGTGGCGGTGGCTCAACAGTTAATGAGAAACAAGGTTTTGGCGGACTTGGCGGTGGCGGTAATGGCGCTGGTGGTCTCGCATCTGCATCTCCTATACCAGCAAGAGGTAAGCCTAATACTGGTGGCGGTGGCGGTGCTGGCTTTGGCGGCGCTGGACATACAACTACTTCAGGTGGTTCAGGTGTTGTTATTGTTAGATATGCCAAGGTTTAGAGGAGATTACTATGCCTAATAATTATGTTCTTTTAGAAAGAATTACTTTACCTTACGGTGCAACTGAAGTTGTGTTTGATAACATTCCTCAAACTGGTTACACAGATTTAGTCATTAAGGGTAGTACCCGCACAGACCGTGGTGATTCTTTTAATGATTATATTAAACTTTTGCCTAATAATTCAACCTCTTCTTGGGTTGCTCGTTTTGGTCAAGGCAATGGCTCAGGAGTTGGAAGTTATACAGAAAGTGTCGCCGCAAGTATTATTGCTGAAACAAATGGTGGATTATCTACTGCAAACGGTTTTGGAAATTTTGAAATATATGTTTCTAATTATGCAAGCAGTTCAATTCCTAAATCTTTTTCTTCTGATAGCGCGACATCAACTTTTAACACATCAACCGTAATAAATCGTTTACACGCTCGTTGGAATAATAATACTGCTATTAACTCTTTAACAATTAAGCCTGGAGTTGGTAGTAATTGGATTGCTGGCTCTTCATTTTCTTTATACGGAGTAGCGGAACTTGGAACAACCCCTGTTGTTGCACCGCGAGCAACTGGTGGAAACATTGTTGCTAGTGATGGCACTTATTGGTACCACGCATTTACAAGTTCAGGAGCGTTTGTACCAAAGGAAGATTTAAGTTGTCATTATCTTGTAGTAGCAGGAGGCGGTAGCGGTACTGGCGGATATGGAACTGGCGGTGGTGCTGGTGGTTATCGCACATCACTTGATACTTCTGCATACTCTACAACCGCTAATACTTTTTATGGTGTGACGGTAGGAGCAGGTGGTTCATTACAACCTGCTATTTGGATTGGTAAAAACGGTTCTGATTCTTCTGTTTTCGGCATTGTATCTACTGGTGGCGGTGGTGGTGGTTCTTACGGAACTAATAACGCTCAAAGCGGTGGTTCGGGCGGTGGCGGTGGCGGTGAATCCATGGCTGGCGGTGCTGGTAATACACCTTCTACTACTCCATCTCAAGGTAATAACGGTGGTGCTGGTGGTTCTGCAACGCGTTCAGGTGGCGGTGGCGGTGCTGGCGGTGCTGGCGGAAGTCCTGTTGGAAATACCTGCGGTGCTGGTGGTGTTGGTCGTAATACTAATTCTGCGTGGGCTTCTGCAACTGGAACTGGTGCTAATAGCGGTTATTATGCTGGCGGTGGCGGTGGCGGTGGTGACGGACAATTAAGCCTGACGGCTGGTACTGGCGGTTTAGGTGGCGGGGCAAGTGGAAGTTCGGGTGCTACTCCTTCAGCGGCAACTGCTAATACTGGCGGTGGCGGTGGCGGTGGTGGTCGCACAGGTGGTGGAACTGGTAGCGGTAGTGCTGGTGGTTCAGGAATTGTTATTATTCGTTATCCCATGGCGTAAAGGAGAAATATAAATGTCACATTGGGCAGAAATAAACGAGAGCAACATTGTTCTTCGTGTACTTGTTGGAAATAATGCCGAAGCAGATGAAGGTGAAGCCTTTATGAATAGTCTTGGCGGTACTTGGGTCAAGACAAGTTACAACGGGAACATCCGTAAAAATTTTGCTGGTATTGGAATGATTTATGATGCAGGGCGGGATGCTTTTATCAATCCGCAACCGTATCCTTCATGGATTCTTAATGAAGAAACCTGTCTTTGGCAACCGCCAGTTCCATATCCAACTGACGGTATCATGTATCAATGGGATGAAGAAACAACCGATTGGAAGGCAACCGTAAATGAGTGATACACCTAAGAAACTTGTAATTGATGTTACTGCTGGAACTTCAGAGTACATTGACTTAACACCCGCTGAGATTGCTCAGCGCGACCAAGACCAAGCGGCTTTTGCTGAACAACAGGCTACCCGTGAGGCTGAAGCCGAAGCAAAAGAGGCTCTTAAGGCTTCTGCTCGCGCAAAACTTGTTGCTGGTGAAACTCTCACCGAAGAAGAAGCGGCAGTTCTAGTAATTTAATTTATATTGACAGGAGCATAAAATGGCAGGTACAACAACTAAAGGTTTGCGCTATCCAAGCGCAGGAGATAACCCTGCCGTTCATACCGATATTCAGAACTTGGCTACCGATGTAGATACCGAGTTAGATGATTATGTCTTAAAATCAGCACCAAACTTTACTTCAACAATTACTCTTGGCGCTAGCAATAACATTATTTTTGAAGGCACAACCGATGACGGTTTTGAAACAACTCTTACGGTAACAGACCCAACAGCAGACAGAACAATCACCCTTCCAAACGCGACAACAACTTTGGTTGGACGCGATACAACCGACACTCTTACTAATAAGACTTTAACCTCGCCAACTATTAGCAACGCAACATTTAGTGGTCAGCAAACAGGGCTTGAATTGGCTTTTTCTCAAAGCATCGTATTTGAAGGTACAACCGCAGATGCCTTTGAACTTACTTTTTCAGCGGGAGAACCGACTGCTGATAGAACAATTACATTGCCTGACTCAACAGATACCTTGGCAACCCTCACAGATGTCAATACAGCCATTGCTGAGGCAAAGATGAATCTTATGATGCTAGGCGGAATGTAATGACCTTTACCTATTCGGGTGACCCAAGCACATCTACCCGTAACTATGTGCGCTTTCTTATTCACGATACAGATTCAACAGATGCACTATTTAGCGACGAAGAATTAAATTATGTAATTAGCGAATGGGGCGGAGATGCCTATAAGTCAGCCCGTGAATGTGCTGAAATCCTTATAGCCCGTTTTAGCCGTCTTGCCGATAGCAGTTCTAAGAGCGTCGGAGACATTTCAGTTTCAGAATCCTTTTCTTCAAAGATTACTCACTACAAAGAGTTGGCTAACAGCCTTCTTACCCGAGAGATGCGTAAGTCTCCTCCACGACCATTCGCAAACGCTCAAGGTCTAAAGTCTACAAATGACAGAATCGTTGATGACTTTAATACTGACTTCTATGCTGGTATTCACGACAACCCTAACAATGTCTACGACCATCGTATAGTTGAATAGGGGGTAGCCAATGGACGCTATCTATACCAAGGTCGCCGAGTTCATGACTGACTCCGTAGTATTTACCGCTAAGGCTTCTGTTGATAAGTACAACAAACCTACTTTTGCTAACTCAGATACAACCGTTACTGGTCGTCTAATTTATGACACAGTTAAATCTAAAGATGTTCAAGGAGTTGAAGTTGTTGATATTGGACGATTCATCACCTATGGTCCCGCGACATCAATCACGGTTGGTCATAGGATGGTCGTCGGGGCGGACACCTTTACCATCAATGGCGTAGATAACATCGCGGACGAAAATGGGGCGCATCACACCGTCATCAGATTCGGGCGTTAATCATGGCGAAGTCGTCTTTCAAACTCGACTTATTTGGCGATAAAGAGTTAGTTAATGCTCTTAAGGCTGGTAAAGAAAATACTCCTAAAGCAATAGCCCAAGCAATATGGGAAGAGGCTAATGTTATTTTTGCTAAGTCACAGATTTTAGTACCAGTTGATACAGGCGTCCTTCGTGGCTCAGGTGGAGTATCTGCCCCACAGATGGGAAACCAAGGCTATTTTGTAGATATTTTCTACGGTGGTCCCGCCGCTTCATACGCTCTTTATGTCCACGAAATTATTGGCAATTACCACAATCCACCAACACAGGCTAAATATCTTGAGCAACCTGTTATGGAAGCGATGTCCACTATCCAAGAAAACATAAAGGGTAGAATAATCGACATCATAGAGAAAGGTCACAGGGGCTAATGGCAACTATTCTTGAATCAATAGGCGACTACCTACAAAACACTTCAAGCGCTTTTGGCGCCCACGCTAGTCAAGGCACCCTTGGTACAAGTATCTTTCTTGGCACTCTTCCTGAAACACCTGATGCTTGCGTAGCCGTATACGAAAACGCTGGAAGTTCCCCAACATTTACTATGGGTTCAGGTGGTATCCGTATTGATTACCCAATGCTTCAAATTATCTGTCGTGCAGGTCGTGAAGATTATCCAACGGCTAGAGACAAGGCAGAAAATATCCGCGTGTTGCTCGCGTCGGTACTTGAACAAACTGTCTCAGGGGTGCATATTATGAGGATTGAACCAATGGGTTCAGTAAACTTGTTAGGAGTAGACCCGAAGTACCGTCCACTAATCTCGGTGAATTTCCGATGCCTAGTGCGAATGTAAACGAGGAGCCAACGGCTCCACAAGAGAGAGTGGTAGACCCGTATGGCAGAAACGCAACAACCGATGAGTTCCAGCGATGCTGGAAATGTGACAGGCTCCTCTTCGAAAGCGCAACGCGCCCGTGGAGTATCCGCTGTCCCCGCTGTAAATCCAAAAATAAATCAGGATGAGTTTGCTTCTGCCCTTGATGATTTAGTTGGGGTTTGGAAAATACAAGAAGGTTGTTCGGTAGGAAGAATCACAAGAGAACTACCTGAACCCATACAGACTAAGTTCAAAGAAACATTACGGAATGAAAAAGTTAATTCTGCTCGCTTAGTAGAAGTCTTAGCAACTTTTGGCATTACGGTAGGCTCTGATGTTATGCGTAGACATCGTAGAAGGCTACTTGGTAAAGACGGGTGTAAGTGTCCAAATGAGTCTTGATGATGCTTTAGATAATCTGCTGAAAACTAGCGAGGTAAATTCGGTTCAAAAGACTGAACCTCGACAAAGACAAGCAGAATGGTTGCCTGGGGTTACTTGGCAAGGCGAAGAAGGAACAGTAACAACTCAACCAATGGAGGGCGATAACGCGCCCGATTGGTCAGGAGTTCTCCGAATGTGGGGATTAGACCCCGAGCATTTCCAAGTAGTAGAACCAGTTCTTTTCAATGTGTGGGGCGATACTTTAGGAATTCTTAATCGCCAATGGAAAGGCAAAGTAATTCGTAAAGGCAAACAAGAAGTTGCCGATATTGAATCTCTCATCCAAGATATTAAGAAACACAAACCCCGCGAGCGCAAGTCGATTGTTGGCGGGGCGAGTCTTGTCGTCTGTGCCTCTGACTGGCAAACGGGTAAACGAGATGGCGATGGTCTCAAAGGTTTAGTAGGTCGATGGCTTCAGGCTATTGATGATGTTGAATTTAGAATTAAAGAATTGAAAAAGATTGGTCGCCCTATTGATTCAATCACCGTCCTTTGCCTAGGTGATTTAGTTGAAGGATGCGATGGTCACTATGACATTCAGACTTTTACAGTTGAGGTCGATAGAAGAGACCAAGTAAAGATTGCTCGTCGTCTCCTAAGAGATGCTCTTATCCGCTGGTCAAAGGTTGTCCCTGATATAACAGTTGCGGCGATTGGCGGAAACCATGGTGAGAACCGCAAGAACGGTAAAGCCTTCACGACTTTGAACGATAACGACGATGTAGCCCTAGTTGAATCGGTTGCTGAAATCTTCCAAGCCAATCCTGAAGCCTACGGTCATATTCGTTTTGCCATTCCAACAGATGAATTAAGTTTGACAGTAGAAGTCCAAGGGAAAATTATCGGGATTACCCATGGACATCTAGCCCGTAGTTCAGGAAGTCCTGAACAAAAACTTCGTCGATGGATTGCCGACCAAACTCTCGGGCGTCAATCTATCGGCGATTGTGACATTTTAGTTTCGGGTCATTATCATTCATTCCGTCTAGCAGATTGGGGAGGAGTCAAATGGCTACAAGCACCAGCCCTCGACGGGGGAAGCGTGTGGTGGAGACAGTCCAAGGGGGAGGTTGCGGATGTGGGAGTTCTGACATTCCTAGTGACCAGCGAGGGAATCTCGGACATCCAAGTATTATGAACGACCCAAGGGACATAGCCTTATACGCCGCTGAATTGGTCTCAGGAGACCGTCAGGACGCGTATGGACATCCCTTGGATAACTTAACTAGGGCTTCAAAGATATGGTCTGTAATCCTCGGCTGTGAGGTTTCTGCCGAGCAAGTTGCCCTCTGTATGGTGGGAATGAAGATAGCCCGTGAGGTCAATCAGTCTAAGCCTGACACGGTAGTGGATGGAATTGGCTACTTCCTGACCCTAGGAATGATTCAAGAAGAGCGCCTCAGAAGAGAGAATAACTAACCCCAGTTGTGATATACTTGCCTTGTCCCGAGAGGAGGGCAAGATGAGAGAGTTCAGAATCTCTGAAATAGGAGTTGAGAAAACTCTTGCTAAGGCGCAGAAACTTGCTCAACGCGCTCAGAAAAAAGGTTTAAGCGGTGGCTATCAAGTCCGCATCGAAAAGCGCTTTGAAGAAATTGAAGGCATTAGCCACGAATACCAAGTTTTAGTTATTGAAGGCGAGCCAGTTAAGTTCAATGGCTGGCAGTTTATCGGCGTCGCTGAGTTTGTTGAAGGCAAAGCAATCACAAAGACAATCGCAGGTGGTCGTGAAGTTAAGCCATCTGAGGTCAAGGTCGGATATTGCGAGCATTGCCAAAAGGTTCGCGCTCGCTCAACAGTCATCTTCGTACAAAATGAAGAAGGCAAGGTTTGTCAGGTCGGTTCAAGTTGCGTAAAGGATTACATCGGCTGGCAGTTCAGCGCTTCTTATTTACCAACAGAGGAAACTTTCGAAGAAGAGTTTGGTGGCTATTCAGGAAATGGCTGGACAGGTCATTCAACAGTTGGCGTCTTGGCTCACGCAATCACTCAAGTTGAAAAGGGCGGATACCTTCCTTCAGGGTCAGGAATCTCTACCAAGTCTTTAGTTTGGGAATACCTAGGCGGTGGCTTCCACGCTAAAAACAACTGGAAAGAATATGTAGGAGTAAATCCAACTGAGGTTGAATATGAAAAGGCTAGAGAGTTAATCGAATACGGCAAGAACTTCGAAGGCGAATCTAGTTATGCTGAGAATGTCAGAGTCGTGTGCGGTTTGGAATATCAAACTTACAGCACAATCGGAATCTTGGTTTCAATCATCAGAGCAAAACAAAAGAGCCAAGAGCAGGAAGTTGCTCGTCAAGAGGCTAAGGTTTACAAGGCTGAGCAATTCGCTCCAACAGGCGAGCGCGTCGAGTTAGAGGTTACAGTTCTTAGCGAGAACACCTTCGAGACTCAGTTCGGTTGGACAACTCTTTACACATTCGCAAGCGGTGAGTACCAGTTCAAGTGGTTTGCTTCAAGCGGTACAAACTTACAAGTTGGCGACAAGGCAGTTATCAAGGGAACAATCAAAGGTTCCGATGAGTACAAAGAAACCTTCTCAACATTGATTACTCGTTGCAAGGTTCTTCAGATTGCCGAAAAAATAGCCTGATACACTAGACCTACTGTGCGCTAGTCGCCCGAGTTTTTCGTCTCTTCCGTGTCCGAGTGACCTGACGGTTACTTGGGTTACCCATGTGCTGTCACGGAGGAGGTTTTAATGGCTCGTTATAGAGTCTTACAGGGTATTGATTACCCACCTAACAAACGCGCCGAGGCTGGAGAAATCGTTACTGATTTACCTCCGCAATCGGTGAAGTGGCTTTTAGAATCAGGTATTGTCGAAGATGCTGATAAGCCAACAAAGAAAATCGAAGAGCCTG